GTGTATACTTTCATAATGCTCCGCTAGATCCTTTTACAGAGCGTTGTACTCTTGATCATAAGGTAGCAGATGAAAGAGGATATTTCAAAATCGATATGCTAAATGTTCATATATATGAACACGTAAAAAGCGAAGAACACTTAAATAAATTGTTAGAAAAGGAACCTATATGGGAACTACTCACTCACGAAGAATTCAGCAACAACTTATTTCACGTCGCAGAACACAGCACTATACTCAAACAAATGAAACCACAGAGCATAGAACAACTGGCGGCGGTACTAGCAATTATCCGTCCAGCGAAGAGACATTTGCTTGGGAAGAAGTGGGATACGGTGATGAACGAGGTGTGGTTGAAACCGACTGACGACAGTTACTATTTTAAGAAGGCACACGCGATTGCTTACGCACACGCGATTGTGGTACACATGAATTTAATTTGCGAACAACTATATGGAAAATAAAGAAGAACATTTTGTTTTTAATAACGACACTTGTGAAGAACAAGAGATTGCTCAACTATCTAGTCTGATGGAAAACGAAGCGGTGTTGCGTAAAGCACGTGAAGAATACGCTCGAAAAGCATCAAGGCCAAGTCTTAGTGAATGTGCTGAATGCGGAGAAGAAATTTCTGAAGCAAGACAGAAAGCAGTTCCGGGAGTAGAATTTTGTCTAGAGTGTGCTAGTCTAAAAGAAAAGAAGTGGTAAACATTGGTTTATGAATTATGAGTTCCAAGATTATAGACAACCAAAAAAACACGACCCAGGTCCTTGGTTAACTTGGTCCGTACCTAGCCATTATTGTTTACGCTATCTTTTTAGATTAGCATTATGGTTATGGCTGATACCTTTAATTTTGTTTGGCGGACACCTATCGTCTTTTGGAATTGCACTACAATTTTTTGTGGTTGATTTCTTTACTTGGATTCAATACAAGAATACTAATACTATTTGAATTTTCTAATTAGTTGTATTGATTTTCTTTTAATACGCTTTTCGGCAATATCATTTAATCTTACCATATGCCCAAAGATTAGTTCAACATCTTTAGTAGCAAACGTTTTGATTAAGGGTTTGAACCTGTTCATTTCAGCCTTCATGAATATGTTGATTGGTATTTTACGATTAGATTCCCACCACCAACTATCACCGCATTCAAGCAATGCTAGTTTTTGGCTATCATCGGAGCAACTAGAGTAATCATACATGCTCGTAACATTAGAATCTTGATTAATAATAATACCCACATATTCCATTTCGCCGTGCTTAATGCAACTTAAAAAAGGAAATTTTTCCTGTAAATCTTCTTGTAGTGTTGTCATACTATTCCAATAAATAACATTATAGGATGAACTCAATATGCTCAAGTTACCCATATATATTTATGAAACCGGTTATACCTTATACAGTGATTTGGATTCCGGGATTAAACAAGGATATACGCCAATGTACACAAAAGACATACAAATTGTGAAAGGTGTCGCGAACACCATCAAATTCACAGTTAAAAACCAGGATCAGAAACCGCTGGATATTAGCGGCGAAACACTGACATTTGTTATGGTAAACAAGGAAACAGGTGCAGTATATGTTGAAAAGACATGCACTACAGTAGACGATGGTAGCACTACTGCTACACGTGGTGTTGCTACACTTACACTAAATGAAAGCGATACAGCAAGTCTAGTAAGCAAGTTTTACAAGTTCTCTGTGTACAGAACTGTAAGCGGAACAGGCAAGTATCCTACATATGCAAATACATATTATGAAGTAGCAGGCAATATTGAAATTGTTGATCAAGTATATCCAGCATTTACAGATTCAACAACACTTCCAAACACAGACTTTACTCGTCCATTAACAAACAATTTTTATAGTCATAATGGACAAGTAACAGAATATTATAGTTCAATCTATGATGCACAACCTGAATTTAAACGCAACGGTGCTGTTCATACAATAACATATTACAGCAATGGGTATACCGGCGATTTAACAGTGCAAGCCACTTTGGATGGACAAGTTACAGCAGATACAAGTTGGGTAGACCTAACCACTATCAATCTAACTAGTTCTGATGCAATTGGTTATGCTAACGTAACTGGCGTGTACAATTACCTAAGACTGAAACATTTACCCGACAATTCGAACACAGGAACACTTGACAAAGTACTAGTTAGAAGTTAAACTAGTAATATGAATTCGATACAATCGACTATCACGACCGCCTTACCTTCAAAACGAAAGCAAACTCCTAGTGGTTGGGTTTCGTTTGATGCACCCTGCTGTGTTCATAATGGCGAAGGTGCAGATAAGCGTAAGCGTGGAGGTATTATGTTTAATGCTGATGGAACTGTGAGTTATCATTGTTTCAACTGTGGTTACACTGCGTCGTTTATTCCTGGTAGAAACTTATCTTACAAGATGCGTAAACTATTAGGATGGTTCGGAATGCCAAATTCAGAAATCACCAAACTTGCTTTGGAGGCACTGCGAATTAAGGAGGAGACTGTCGTAGACGGTAATGCTTCTCATATACAGTTGCCGATTTTTGAAAAGAGAGAACTGCCAGTTGGTGCACGTTCAATTATGGAATGGCACGATTGGAAGGCGCTAGAACCAAGCGGATTGGATCCGGAATTCATTAGAGCCGTCGAATATATAATTTATGATCGTGGCCTTGATATCGGTGACTATGACTTTATGTGGACCTGTGAAGGATCATATAAAACAAGGCTGATAGTTCCATTTTATTATCAAGGGGACATAGTCGGATACACTGCTCGTAAATTAGGCGACGGCTCACCTAAGTATATTACAGACAGTCAACCCGGATATGTTTTTAATTTAGATGGACAGGGTTGGGATAGAAAATTTGTTATTGTTACTGAGGGACCTTTTGATGCTGTTAGCATAGGCGGCGTTGCAGTATTGCGTAACGAAGTAAATGAACAACAAGCAATGCTAATAAACAGTTTGCAAAGGCAGGTGATAGTTGTTCCTGACGCAGACCAAAGTGGAGAACAATTGGTCACTGATGCGATTAAATATGGATGGAACGTTGCTTTTCCGGTTTGGCCAGATACTGACATAAAAGATGTTGCTGATGCTGTAAAACGGTATGGCAAAATATACACAATGCAAAAGATTATTCATAGTACAACAAGTGGAATCAAAATACAACTTCTGGCAAAAACTTATTTTGCAGATTAAACAAAAAGGCAGTATAATATAAAATATGCAAGACTTTAATACAGACATACAAAAACTATTTTTAGAAATGTTTCTAGCGGACGCAGAAGCATTTGTAAGATGCCAAGGTATCTTTGAAAGCGAAAACTTTGATCAAAAACTAAAAGAGAGTGCAGAATTTATTAAGAAGTATGTCGACGAGTATAAGGTTATGCCCGAACTTGAAATTGTCAACAGTTCTTGTCAAACCAATCTAAAAGATGCAAGCAGTGTAGGACAGGAACACACTGATTGGTTATTAGATACATTTGAAAAGTTTAGCAGACACAAAGCATTAGAACGTGCAATCCTTAAAGGTGCAGACTTGCTTGAAAAGGGTGAGTATGGCCCAATTGAAGGAATGATTAAGGATGCAATTCAAATTGGTCTTGCGAAAGATATGGGTACAGATTACTTTGCTGATCCTAGAGCAAGACTTGAAGGACTAAAAGATAACAACGGACAGGTAAGCACAGGATGGCCAAGCATTGATAAGAAACTGTTTGGTGGATTCAACAGAGGTGAACTAAACATCTTTGCAGGTGGATCAGGTGCAGGTAAAAGTTTATTCTTACAGAACATGGCTGTAAACTTTGCAACAGAAGGTATGAACGTGTTGTACATAACACTAGAACTTTCAGAAGCATTAACAGCAATGCGTATTGATAGTATGCTAACAGGTATTGCTACAAGAGAGATTTTTAAGAATCTTGATGATGTAGAAATGAAAGTTAGAATGATGGGCAAGAAGTCAGGCAAGATACAGATCAAGTATATGCCAAGTGGTAAGAACGCAAACGACTTGCGTAGTTACGTTAAGGAATGGTCAATTAAAAACAAGTGCAAGCCAGACGTACTATTGATTGACTATTTAGATTTGATGATGCCACTGAGTGTTAAGGTATCGCCAAGTGATCTGTTTGTTAAGGACAAATATGTATCTGAAGAACTACGTAACTTGGCAATGGAACTGGGCACAGTATTTGTAACAGCATCGCAGTTAAACAGAGCGGCTGTTGAGGAGATTGAGTTTGATCATTCACATATTTCAGGTGGTTTGAGTAAGATTCAAACAGCGGATAACGTAATTGGTATCTTTACAAGTAGAGCAATGAAAGAACGTGGACGTTATCAAATTCAGTTTATGAAAACACGTAGTTCGAGCGGCGTAGGACAAAAAGTTGATCTAGAGTTTGATGTAGACAGTTTGCGTATTAGAGATCTTGCAGAAGACGAACAAAACTCATATCAAAGTCAATCAAGCAC